GTATCGGTCGTACGGGTAGGGCAGGCAATAAGGGTATGAGTATTAGCTTTATCAGTGAAAACGACGGATTTAACTTGCCGGCTATCGAGCAATATTTGGATGAAAGTATCAAAATGCAGCAATGGTCGAATGATACCCGTTTTTTAGAGGATTAACTTTTTTAATTGATAAAACATTAAGGGCGCTATCAATCAATAGCGCCCTTTTTACGTTAAAACATAGTGAAAATAAATTTATAATCTAACGATATCGACTTTAGCAAGGCCGTTTGAAAGATTAGCAATTCTACTAAAAGCACCTTTTGACAAATCTAGGGTACGGCCATATTTGCCAAATCCCCCTGTGTCAGTCACGCGTACCACTACACTTTTGCCGTTGGCTTTGTTGGTAACTTTGAGCCGGCTACCTAATTTGTGCACATTGCTGGCGGCAGTCAGTGCATTTTGATTGAATTTCTCGCCAGATGCCGTGGTGCGACCATGATGCTTACCACCATACCATGAAACAACATCAGCATTGGCTTGCTGGGTGGCTAAAGCAGTAACAATCAAACTGGCAATGATATATTTCATCGGATGTTCCTTTTATCAATTAAAGCGGTCAATAATCTGACTGCTTAAAGGTATCAAGGGGCATTTCCCGTGATTTACATAGTAAAAACAAAGTAATATTGTTTAATATCACTTAAGCGGTGTGTATTCTAATTACAAAGTTATGTTATTGCAAAGACTTTATTGTAAACAAAATCTTCAATATCGGATGTATTTTGCTAAACATATAAATTATGTAACTATATCAGCTAGTTTTTCTAACCTGTTGATTTTGTGTAAAAATGATATCTTAAGTAGCTAATCGGCTAAAAAAATGCAAAAAAAAGAGAATGCAAGTTATTGCATTCTCTTTTTTATATATGGTGGAGATGGCGGACTCTGATTGTAAGTTGTAAGCCATTGATAAATATAAATAATTATTCAATGGCTTTTAAATGTGTGTGATTTGTGTGTTACGCCACAAGTTCGCCAGCTTTGACCTGCTCCACTGTCTTGGTAACGGTTTCTTGTGTCCAATAGACACGGTTTCCGTTCTGTCTTTGCGGTGGGATAAGGTCTAAGTAATACTTTTTGAAAGTATTTTTACAGACACCTAAAGCCTTTGCAAAGTCTGTCATATTTACCCATGTAATCATCATTCACTCCCTATCAATCGCTTCTCTTTTGAAAAAACTCAATGGCTTTATCTGATAATTCATTTAAATCATCTACGTAACACCATTTATTCCAAGTTGCACCCCATGAATTACGCATTTGCATTTGAAGCTTGCAGAGATAACCACTTAAACGCTTTTCAGACAAAATTTCATCCAACCAATCATCATTGTCTACTTCTTTTTCTTCGTCAGTAAAACCAAGCTGGGTTGCGATATCATCAAAATCAGCTTTGTAAAAAATCACTTCTGAGATTTCATTAGAATAACCACCAAGATTATGAAACATCATCGGTAGAATTTGTGTGCATCTAATTCCACGCTCGACTAAAACATTAATAGTTTCTTGATTCACTTCTTTTTCCCCTTGGTTTTCTTGTTATTTCGCGCATTGTGTGGCGGTATAAAGTGGCTCACATCCTTTGACCATGTTTGATTGAAATAGCTGTTTTTATTTGCAATTTGAATAGCCATCATGTGAGAAAGGCATAGTTTTGCGATTCTAGTCATCTTCTGATTTCCTTCTATCACGTTCATTTTTTAAAGTATCTAGCAACGCAAGCCACATTTTTTTGTCAAAGTCCATACCCAGCATTTCTCTATCAGCTTCAAGCTCGATATCTTGTATCAATACGCCTAGTGTATTGTTAGCAATAAATGGCAGATACTTTCGGATAATATTGTTTACTTCGCTTGGCACATACGTCATGCGCCCGATTGCGTAGCGTTCAGCGTAAATGATGAATTGCTGAAATTCATCGTCAGTAATCGTTATATCAGTCATCTTGCACCTCGCTAAATTCAAACTCTTGGATATCTTCAACGATAAAACCGCCATCAAACTCACATTCATCAAAGAATTTTTCGAGCAGTTTTATCATTAGCGATCTATTTTTTTCAGTAGTGGTGATACTTGGGTCGTCTAAGTGATAATCGCAGTCGATATCCTCGCCAATATGCTCAATTACGCTATCCGCATAAAATCCCACATGGTTTTTTGCAATATCTTTAAAGTCTTTTCTGACCCCAATATAAAACGTCGTCCAATCACCAACATCCCAAGTTCCGTTGGCAATATCTTGCTTGTATTGGTCGATAATATCTGCTTTGGCTTCTTCGATTGAGTTGTAAGGACCTTCGCCAAATCGCTCTGAATCGGTGGCGTAGCTCGCCCAATATTCTTTTGTTTCTTGAGGGCACTCACCCGCGTCCGGCTGCGGCTGCATTAGCACGTTTGATATAAGTTGGGTCATTGCGGTTTTCCTTCTTTTGTCGCGCCACAATCACATTCGTAAACGCCTTTTTTCGTGATGCGGGTAAATGTTTTTGATAAATAACCTTGCGTGTTATTCCCAACCCAACGCCACTTATGGCGCGGGTGTTTGGTGCATTTTGGTAGTTTCATGCGGTCAACTCCTTGCAATCTCTCTCAAAAATTGCTTTTGGGAACCAAGCGAAATTACTTTCATCAAAAATAATGAAATAACCGCCTTCAACCTCTATTCCTTCTAAATCTTCGAGCTCGCATTGGTCTTGCTGCATGTGATAATCAATATTAGTCATTGGGCGCGCTAAAACAGCGTGGTTTCCATTTTGGTATGCTTTCATTTTCATGGCTTTATTCCTTATTCATCATCAGGTAGGGGCTGGTAGGCGGTACATACTGGCTTTTCACCGATATATCGCCATTCGTTAGGGTATTCAGGGTCATTAATTTCACACATCATTGTTTGCAAGATAATGGGGCAATAATCTTGTACCGCCGGATTATCCTTTGAGCATTGATAGCAAAATTGGCTCATAAATCTATCGCCTTCAAAACCATTGCTAGGGCGATACAGTTCAATTTTTTCGACTGGCTTTTCAAACATTTCAACTTGTTCGGTCATGGCTTACGTCTCACTCGTTTAATCATTTTAATTGGCGGTATAGGCAGCGCTTTGAATTCCTGTTTAAACTTTTCACAACTCAACTTCTCGCGCTTCAATCGCTCGTAATAAAAGTTGTGGCGGCGTTGGCGGTTTTTATTCATCGAGTACGCTCTCGGTCAGCGGCTCGCCTGTGCGTGGGTCGATAGGTACAGCATATTTCCAATCATTTGCACCAGTGCCACTAAAGTTATAACCGCTTCTAGGGGTTTCATTTTTAACTGATACATAGTGCTTTCTGTTGATAGCTTCATCATCGCTTCCATCATGCACATAACAGGGCACATACTTCCAACCTTTTTCAAGCATCGCACGGCATAGGTCACTACCTTTCAACTCTTTAGGTGGTGCTTCAAATTTGATATTAGGGAATGTGGCTTGTAACCGCTCGTAGTTTTCTTGGGTGGCGTGGCAGCAACAATCGCCACTAGCCCAACCAATCTCCCCAACAAACTGCACGTCATTATCGTTGCCAACTTCTGATATAGTTTTAATATCAGGATTGGCGCCGAAATAAACCTTATCCCCAACCTTAAACTTAGGCTCTGATGCTTCAGTCTCAAACTCAGACGTTAATTCCATCTTTTGCAGTGGGTTTTCTGCTGATTTCGACAAGTCAGTGAGTAGGGCGATTAGGTCATCTGCTTGGATTTCGGTATTTTCGCTAGATGCGTAGCCAAAATACTCCTGTGCTTTTGAATCGCAAGTCATCACTAAACCGCTAGTGACATATAGAAATGGAATGATTTCATTGATTACCCAGTCTGTACCACCATTCCATTTACCGCCCAGCCCAAAAACCAACTCTTGAATTTTACGGCTCTGCTTTGGGTTAACGCGCACTTTGTAGTTTTTATCTAGTCTCATAATTCACTCACTTATTTATTGATGGATAGGTGCCACCGTTACCAGTGGCACATTTTTGGTTATTCAGTGGCTTGGTTGATAACGGTCTCAAGGATTTCGTTGAGCTCTTGCACACGCTCACCACCTAGCTTGTCTTTGGCACCATAAATACGCTGGCGCATTTCTTGGGCATCATCTGCCGCTGATTGATTGATATCGTTTAGCAGCTCGTTGTAGATGATAGATGCGCGTTGCTCAGCCCAAGTGTTTTGCAAGATTGACAAGTCATCACCGCATAGATTTTCAGTGGCTTTGATTTGGGCAATGTCTTTACCCAATCCCATCAATTCATCAAGGGTGGTGGCTGATTGGATTTCTTTGACCTTTGGCTCAATGTCAAAACATTCAGCCGCTTGCGCTTCCATCACTGGCTCAGCCTTTTTAGCTTTGATGCGGTCTTTGATTGATGCGGTCCCGCCGTTTTTGGTTGGGGTAGGGGTCACGTCTTTAGGCTGTGCGTTGCGGTCTTGCAATTCATCTTCGCTATATAAGCCTAAGACAACATCTGGGCAGTAGAGACGCGCCCAACGCTTCGCAGCTAGGTAGGCAAGTTGCTGGCGTGGGTCAGCAGTCCAAAGTGGTGAATTACGCACCGTGCCAACCTGTGCCATTGATAGGTCAAGGACTGTCGGCTCGTCATCACCGCGCATGGTTGCTGATACTTTGACACCTACATCTGCAGGGCTATCAGTCTTGGTTTTGACTTTTGACCAATCGCCATAATATTCAAACTTCAAGCGACCAACGATAGGGGCTTTGCCGTTGATGACAGCGATAATTAGCTGCGCTTCATAGCCCAATACGCCATTCACAAGATGGGTCTTTTGGGCAACGGCATAGGGGTCAAACCCCCAGCGCAATGCCTGACCGACGATGGCGAAACAGTCGCCAACATTGCCCTGCAAATGCTTGGGCACGGTGCAAGCGCCGCTTGCCATGATTTGCGCTAGGCGGTGACATTGACCGAACAGGGTGTCATCAAGCGCGATTTGCATCGGACTAAATGCGTCTGCTGTGGCTGGTTCGGTGATTGGGTTTGGGGTGGTTAAATCGTTCATTGTGTTTTCCTTATTTGATTTTTAGGTTGCGGGTTGGTTCACCAGTCTTGGTAAATTCGGCAAATTGCTCTGCCAGCTCTGGGTAGGCTTTAAGACAGCCTTTTTTGTCAAAGGTTTCGCGTCCTTTTTGCGCCTTGTAAGTCATGACCAGTTCGCCATCAATCGTTAAAGCTTCGTTGTCTTCAATCAAATTGATAACATCAGTTTGAGCTTGCTCAAGTTTTTCTTTGAGTTCATTTTCTTGCTCTTTGAGCTCGATGTAACGGTCAACCACTGCAATCACCGCATCGTCATCAAAAGCAATATTCAGCACACTGTCTGGAGTTGACGTTGCATATTTTTGCTTGGCATTGGCTAGGGTGGTGGGTGTTGGCTCAATCCTTGCCAATACATGATTGACCCAGAAGTTTTGAGCTTCATCAATCATGATTTCAAACAATTCGGCATCGAATTTGATGTTGTACTGGCGGTATTTGTTGCCCCCAAGTAGCAAGGCAAGGTCACATTCATCGACGCCTGTAATGCCCATGTACCATTGACACTGCAAGTTATAGTTATCTGGCACATGGTCGGATGCTTCATCACCCCATACATTTTTCATGTACTCACTGGCGGTTTTGACTTCGAGCAATTTGTTGGTGGTCAACTTGCCGTCTTTGAGTCGCACGTTGCCGCTGATTGATGGGTTGATGACAGCGCGGTCAATGTTGGCTAGCGCAAAATCAAACTCAGGATGGCGGATCATGTAATTGACCTTTTGCACTTTGCAGTCATTACGCAGAGCGTATTCTTTGGCTACCACGTCCTCAAGGATTGTGCCCCAATAAGCCGCATCGCTTTGAGCGTCGGCTACCACGTCATTGATTTTATCGTGGTATAGGTCATACGCGGTTTTGTAGGGATTAAAGCCCATGATGGCTGAGATATCGCTACCGCCAATACCGCTTTGGCGTAAGCGTAGCCAATCTTCGCGGCTTAGGTCTTTGGTGGGGATTGCCAAGGCTTGCTTGGCAGTGGTTTGGATTGCTAGGTTGGTCATGGCTTAATCCTTATTTTGCTCGGCTTTTAGCTCAGCCTTGTAGTTTTCGATATAATCGGCTTCGGCTTTGGCTTGGGCGTCTAATCGACTTGGGATTGAATAAACAGCGATAATCACAAAGATTAAAGCAATAACGATGACTACCAGTTTTAACACTGGCAGCCATGCTTTAAGGGGGTTAATTTTCATACTCACCCCGCGACTGGATAAAGCTGATAGCCTTTTTGGTCGGCATCGGCTTCACTCATTTGCAGCACTTCTAAAAACCGTGGAGCGCCGCGGTTAACTTCGCGTCTGACGATGTGACCACGGGCTTCCATCTTGGTAGCGCCTTCGACTAATTCGGTCATCGGGATAGGGCAAGCATTGCTTACCCAAGTGATTTCAAACAGTTTCATGGTTAGCCCCTTAAGCTGCGTCATAATGGTCAGTCTCAATCTCTGCGCTCTCGATAAAGCGCGTGATGATTGATTTGATTTCTTCGATACGCGCCATGTAGTTAAAACCGGCGCAGTCATAGCTATCTGCATAAGTGACTTTGATGGTTGATACGCTTTCAACTCTGCTGTAATCATAAACGCGGCTGTGCCAGTGACCGCGGCAGATTGATTCATACGGATGCTCAACCTCAGCGCTAAAGTTAAAGCCTATCCATGCGCCGTTATCGCCAATAGCTAAATAAACAACGCCTTTTGCTTGGCCGCTGCTGATTTCAATTTCTTGATCAGCTTCGCTATCTAAGCGAAGCGCTTGCTTTAAAAAGTGGAGTTGTGACATAATTTGATTGCTCCTTTTTGAGTAAAGCCCTGTGTTCTTGGTCGGATGTCAGGGCTTTTTGTTGTCTAAAATTCGGGTTAATCCCCAACTGCTATCTATCGTTTCCAGTAGTTTCCTGTTGTTTCCAGTAAATAGCAGTAAGTGAGTAACACTTGGCGGTTTGCAGCACCGCTTTATTTATCAGTCAGTCATTTCAACTTTATAATTCATCAATGCTGTATAGGCTCTTGGGTCTATTTCACTTTTCCATTTCTCAGCAAGTTCTTTTAGATATTGCTCCTTAGCTTGCTTGTAGGCTTGAAATGCTTCATTTTCAGTATTAAAAATACCTATCTTTTTTTGCTTACCCCTACCAAGTCCAACCGTGGCTATGTATTTTCCTTTTACGAAGGAAACGCCAATAGGTGTTTCGCCTCTTTTGGCTTGTCTTTTTACCAAGGCTAGGTTTATTTCCACCGGTATAAATATGCAGGTATCTTCGCTATACTCAGAATTTCCTTTTACCAATAAATCCTTATCAAGCTCGAAACCTTTCTTGCCGAAACCTATTTGTTTCTCGCACCATTCATAAAAATATGAATAGTTTTTAAAACTATTACTAACACTACATTTCGTATAAGTAGGCGAAACTTTGTGTTTTTTATGGTTGTAGCACCTGTGAATCATGCTTGACCAAATATCATGTTGTTTTACTGGGGTGGATTTTATTTTTGATGGATACTTCCCATCAAACACACCAACTCCACAAATAGAAGGTATTGAGTAATCCCTAACTTTTGATTTTTTTATATTCCCAAGTGAAACAAAGTTTTCGAAACCAGTTTCAATAAACCTTATTTTTACTCTTGAAGAATTTTCATAATCAATTATTTGAAAATCACCATACTTAGCATGAGAGTAAGTAGTTCCTATTAATTCTTCGTTTGATTTCATAGTCACTCCTATTGTTTAAATTTAGTTATTTGGTTCCGTTATTTCGCACGGTTTCCTAACTGCTCGTTGTTATTGAATTACGCGATAATCGGCTTATCGTCTTTGTGATTAAATATTAGCATTGCTAATTATATTAGTCAATAGTAATACTAATAACATTGTGATTTTTACTAATATAAAATAATTTTGCTAATAAAAAACCCGCATTTAAGCGGGTCAGTTATTTGTAAGGAATTGTAAAATTTAGGGAAATGGGCAATAAAAAACCCACCGGGGTGGGTGGGTTAGTGTGGATATTTTACAGACTATGCAGCTTTTCCTCGTTGTACTATGCTCAGCGGTACAACTGGCGCTAAAGTTGCTATTATTTTGCTTTCTTTTTGAGCTGCAAGCTTGTCAGAATCGTCAATGATAATACGATATTTGTAGTCATCATTAACTTGGCTTACATCTGCTATTTTGCGCAGTATGGCGCCAGTGCTATTAAAGTGCGCAGGGATAAAATCCACCAAGGTATTATTATCAGCTATGAAATCAAATTCATATTGATTGCCTGATATGCCTTTGGTATGGAAATTAGCTTCAATATGGTCATACTTGCGCTTTAAATACATCATAATATCATGCAAGATAATATTTTTATCTTGCTCTTTTGCTGACTTCGGCTGGAAGTTTGTTAGCAAGCCAAATAAGCTCATAAGCTCTGAAACTGCCTGAGATTGTTCATGTTGTTCAGCAGTGCGAGAAATACTATAGCCATCAAAAATAATCTGATTATCAAATTCATTTAGCTTTTGCTTGATAATACGTTTAGCTTTATCTGGCATCGGTAAAGATAATGCTAAAGAATGAACATTCATTCCATAGTCATCAAAAACCACCCTTTTATGGTCATTTTTCATATAAAAATGAACAGGGTCACCACTGATAAAAGTATGTGGCGTAGTGATAGAGATAAGGTTGGGGATAGTAGTCGGTTGTACGATAAACCCCAAGCTTTTTTCTAGGTTGCTTAGTAGTTCCATGATATTTACCTTGTTAGGTCTAGTTCATCAATAAACGGTTGATTGTGCTTTCCAGAGATATTGATGTTTGCTTTTTCACAAAAGTATTTTAGCCATTCATACCAATTCGTCTCGTATGGCATATTATCCACTTTGTAAGTTTGCTTTAAATGGTGGATATGCGTGCCATAGAGAACTTTGCCGTCCTTACCGCGATGACTAAGCTTAAAGTCTGGGTACACTTCCATTTGGTAGATGACATTAGTGTGCTTGTTGTGCAGTAATTGGAGTTTAAAGGAGTGATATATAAAATCAGGATATCGTCTGCATTCAATTTCTAAAAATAAGCCATCTGCAATATCGCCATCTATATATGTATAAGCATTTCTCCAGATTAACTCAAGTTTATAAACACCACTACGCTCATAGCGCTCAAAATCTATATCCTCATAGATTTCTTTATCATCAGTTATGTAAGTATCTAAGGTACTGATATCTAAATTGTACTCTCGTTGCTCTGACATTATCGCACTATCCTGAAAGTAGTTCTGTAAATTTTGTCAAGTAATTAATCACTATAATTTATTTAACATTGTCGATTGAAAATAACATCAAAAGTTACTAAAAAGTTAAAACCCCATCCAGCCTTAAACCCTAAAAGGCACCTTCCGCCCAGTCACTACCAACTGAGCGATATACACTAAGCTAAACGGCACCCAAGCATAAGCCAGAGCGGCTAACCACGTTGACAAGAACGCTGGTCTTACAATAAAAAGAGCGACAATGTCAGCAATCCATATTCCTGCAACACATGTCCACAAAATCAACCAAATCCATCTGTTCATATCAAAAATCCAACTCAATCTCTTGATAAACACACCAACCCTTTGCTCTTGTCGCTGGCGTGACTACTTCACTATGATATATCCACCAAACGATAAATAGGTGGTCGGGGTCGATACCTTTTAATGTAATCATCTGCCTTCACTTAATAAAATTGCAGTTATTTTCAATAATCAAATTTTTTGCTGTATCTTGTGTTGAACTGCGTGGAAAATCCCTATAAACATCTTTACCGGCAGTATTGGATTGTTGTTCTCCAATCGTACCAACTATCATTCCAAGAATAAAATCCTTGTTAAGAAGCTTATATTGCTCTGGTGTAAACTTTCTACCTTTTGAATTTTCCTTCTCGATATCAAGTTTAAATTTATCTAGTATAAGGGGTGATACCTGAAGCAGACTATCCAAACCTACTAAACTCAGTCTATCGGCTTCATTAAAATCGAGAGCCCATCGATTATATGCAGCACATTTATAAGCAATCTCTGCAAGTTTATATTTATGTTCCGCTTCTTTTTCAGTCATTGCAAAAACCGAATCAGTCACAAACAGCAAGCAAAGTAAAATCCTTTTCATAACTAACCCGCCCGATACACTTCGCGGCCAACAATCACTAAACTTGAATGGTTATCAGCGGTCACGATTTTGTCTGGGTAATCTGGGTTATAGCAGTGCAGGCGCAATACATTACCAGGCTCACGAAAGATACGCTTAAACATGCGCTCACCGTCGAGCAAAATGGCATACATTTCGCCGTCTTTTATTTCTCTATCCGATATATCAATGCCCACCATGTCATGCTCATTGATGTATGGTTTCTGGCTGTCATTTTTAGCACATACCAGTTTAAAGTTTTCAGGCTTCACATTCTTGTCAGTAAAGAAGTGCGGGGGAAACTTTCTCTCACCCTTAACTTCTTCAAAGGCAAAATCCTCTGCATCGCCATCACCACAACAGAAATAAACATCGTAGATGGGTATTCTGATATCGCCGCTATCGTCGTCGTCCCCATAATCAACGCGGACGTTATCAAGGGCGCGGATTTGGTCGAGTATAGTATTAACATCCTTTTCAGATGATGGCATTTCACCTTCCACCTGTTTAGCCAAAGAAGGTGAAAACTCTTCAAGTTTGACATTAAGACCTTCTGCGAATTTGAGAGCAGCGGAAAGATTTAAAGGAATCATTGCGTTTAAATACTGACCAACCGCACCTTGCGACCAATCATACTTTTCGCCAAACGTAGCTTGGTTAAACTTAATTCCTTTAGCCTTGGCTTCTTTTTTTCTCTTTTCAAATATTGCTTTCAGCCTTTCAGCGTCCTGAATATTTGTCTCTGTAATCACATATTTCTTAGAGTTCATACTTCACCTTATAAGCGTTTCTAATATTCTTACTTTTTAAATTAGTAAAATCAATTAGTAATGCTATTGATATATTTAAATAGTAATGCTAATATTAATTAGTATTTTAATAGGAGCATCAAATGGCTATCTTCCAACTAAATAAAACTACGCAAACTAAGATTGCTAGTCAGCTTGGTGTTACTCAAGGAGCTATCAGCCAAGCCACACAGAATAAGCGCAATATCTTCGTTGTCGAAGACGATCAAGGTATTTCAGCTTTTGAAGTTAAACCTGTCTTTAACACTAACCCAGATTTGAACAAGATTTCTAACATCTTGCTTCAACAACTCGAAACCGCCTAGGAGCGACCTATGTACGACAATCCAAAGCACATCAAAGACAATCGCATCAACGCCCGATTCGATGATATGGAAATCGAAGACATTGCCTTGGTTGCGCGTTTGGCAGGGGTACAAAAAAGCACGCTAGTACGCCAAGCAACGCTCAAACTTATCGAAGAACTTAAAAAGGATTTTGAACTAGAAGTGAATTTATTAACAGAAGCAGGTTAGGCGTTTTTCGGTAACCAATAATAAGGAAATCGCCTATGGATATCATCCAAGCGGAATTTAATGAATCTCAGATAGAGGACATACAAAGACTTGCCGCTGCCATGAACATGAGCGTCGAGGAATTTGTAGAAACAGCAACAAGAAAATTAGTAGCGGAAGCCAAAGACCGCGTCAAGGAGCAGTTAAAGCCAAGACTAAAGGTCATTAAGTAATCGGTAACCGAAAAGTAGTCAAAAGGAGAAGCCCAATGAACCCCGCATGTAACTTTTGTAATAACACCGATAGCGTTTGCTGTCATGAGGCAGTACGCACTGACAACAAAGCGCGAATTCACATCATCGACGCCCAAGACGAGCATCACAACAACCAAGCTGATAGCCATGTTTTTATGATGAATGGTTTGCTTGTCGCTAAAGATGTGGCTATGCCAAAGGCGGGTGTGTGATGAGCGAACTTGATAAATACGGAAAGCATGACCCATTGGCACAGCACTCAAGCTATGCCAAAAAATCAAAAATTACCGTAGCTGATACTGATGCTTGGCTAAAAAAGCACGGTAACGGTATGGACCGACTTAAAAAAACCGAAAAGACGAATGCGGTAAATATCTGGTCACAATACGGCAAAGTCAGCACCGTGACGCTCATCTACCGCCACCTAAACGCACATGGTGAGATTATCCCTAGTGACATTCAAGACACATCATGCCGCCGCTCGGTGCATGGTCAATGTCAGAAAATGGTTAAAAGTGGGGAATTGGTGGCGTTTAAAGAGAAGCGCTTTATTAATCATGCCAATCAAAAGTATTTAGTTAACGGCTTCAAGCGAGCATGAAAAAACCCAAACGACGGCAATCGCTTGGGTTTTGGTATCAATCAATAAATCAATAAGCAAGGATATTAAATCATGACAGCAATGATAAATCAAGAGATTTTCAAGATGGACAGATTCACAGCCAAGCCAAAATGGTGGGGGAAACTTCGCCATAAGTCTAAGTTAAAACCAAGTGAGTTTTTTGTCTTGGATGTGATATATGAAAAAACATTTGGCTGGAATAAACCAACCGACAAAATCTCTATTTCTCAGTTTCAAGAGGAACTGGGTTTGAGTAATCGAAGTGTGATTGATAGTTTAGAAGAATTAAAAAATAAGGGCTTGATTTTCGTTGTTGGTAGTCAAAGAAAAATCAATATTATCACCCTTAATATTGAAAAATGTGAGCAATTAGCTGGTGAAGTTTTTTCCAAAACTGGTGAAAAAAGTTCACAAGATAAAAATAATAATCTGGTGAAAAAATTTCCAAAACTGGTGAACTTTTTTCCTGCAACTGGTGAAGTTTTTTCCAAAACTGGTGAAAAAAGTTCACACACACTAGAACATTACACTAGAACATTACCTTATACAAATACACTAGAAATACGAGCGCGAGTTTTTGAACTTAAAAATTCAAAAAATCAAAAACCAAAAAAACAAACATCAAAACTTGATTTGCAGATTCAAGAAATATTTAACATTTGGTTAAAACTAACAAATCAAAAAATTGAATTAAACCCAAAAAGAAAATCTCACATTGGTCAGAGATTAAAAACTCACACACCAGAACAAATTATCCAGGCAATGCAATTTGTCGCTAACAGCACTTGGCATCAACAAAATGGCCAAGTTCGTATTGAATTGGTTATTCGCTCAGACGAACAACTTGATCAGCAGCTCATCAAAGCCAATGCAGCTAAATCCGTTAGCAGCTCATTGGCAGTTAATCAACAAAACTGGGGCAAAGTATCAGAACCAGTCACTGCCAACGTATCGTCACTTGATGATTTTTTTTGCTAAGGATTGAATCATGAATTTTAACCAACTTGAAGCCTTGCCAGTTTTGAAGCAATCAGAAATCGAAAGAACTGCCATGATCGGGGATTTTTTCTTTCGCAAAGTTAGTGTGACGATCAACTGCCCAAATCATGGTGAAGTTAGTTTTAACGAAATGTCCGTGAGTGCCAAGCCAATTGAAAGGGTTGTTTGCCAGCTTTGCCAAAAAGAGCAAGACGACCTAAAAAACCAATATGAATTTAATCAAGCTTGGAAGATTGGTCATACAGCAGTCAACTTACCAAATCATTTATCGAAAATGCGTTTTAGTGATTACGATGCCTACACAGATGAACGCCAGGGCAAGATTGTTTATTTCTTGAAAGATTACGCGGTCAAATTCGCCAATGGCGAGCGCAGCACCCTTCCCAATGTCTTATTGCTGGGTAATACCGGTACAGGTAAAACCATGCTTGCCGCTTGTTTAATCAATGAAATTTTTGCGATTGGTTACAAAGCTCGCAAAGTCAGAAAAGCTTTGTTTTCGCGCTCAAGTGAAATCACCCGGGGGGCTAATGAAGCCAAATTTGATTACAGCGACAGTGAGCAAGAATTTTTGGATGTTTATATCAAAAATCCGCTACTGGCCATTGATGACTTGGGTGAAAACGATACCGGAATCAGTGAGCGCCAAGCAAAAATTGACCGTGAGCGCTTTAGTGAAATTTTAGATGGTCGATATAAAAAACTGCCAACGGTGATTACTAGCAACATGAATGATGAGCAAGTAAAGCAGTTCTTAGGCGATAGAGCATGGGATCGAATTTGTGAAAAATTGGTCATTATTCGCTGTGACTGGGAAAGTTATCGTCAACAAAACCGCAAAGTGATGGAGCTGTAAGTATGAATCTAGCGCAAATCAAAAAAATCGACCCATACAAATTGCCAGGCGCTCACAAATGCGAAGGCGATAAGTTTTATGGCTACATGAAGATGAGCCTGGGTCAACGTGATACCGTCGAAGATGCGATCTATCACACAACGTATGCCGGTGATTGGGAGTATTACTCGACCACCATCTTAGGCAAGGAGTATACCAAGTCAATCAAGCGCCTTGGTATCAAAAAAGGCGATCCAGTTTAGCGTAATTTTCGTATCACAATTCACTTGGCTGACTACGACAATCCGAAAAATAAGGCGGTAGAGACTTTTACTCATGATCAGCCACTTGATGCGCTTGAAATGGCGAAATTGCTATACAAGCTGGCTACGGATATGGCTGAACAATATCCTGATATTCGTATTGATTACGGGCAAAGTTACGCGGTGGTGAGGGCATGAGCAAGATTATTCCGTTTCCAAAAAAAGAAATCTGCAGTCACATGAATGTCGATGTTGATGTCGATAAAGGCATCATTGAGTGTTCAGATTGTGGTGTTGAGGTCAATCCTACAACATGGATAAAAATGCACGGTGAATGGATGGTTGATAAAAATAAAGAGTTGCGGATTCAACAAGAAATGCTTGATACAAGAGCACGGTTTCTTGATGCAAGAGAAAAACGCATGATGAAAGAAGCGAAAAAGCAATGCCCAGTGTGCAACAACCAATATTCATTACTTCCAGAGTTAACAGGGCACGAATGGGTTAATGAGATGGAAAAGGCAAGGGTGTCTAAATGACCCACCTTAGCCACCCAAACCACAAATTAACCGCTACAGGCTACTACGTCTGTGCGGTTAAGCGAGGCGAGCTCACTTGGCGCGACAACAGGACCAATGAGCTTAAAACAATTAAGTACATTAGCGGACGCATCACCAAAAGCCCACACAATGAGAACTTGCACCCAGCGCAGTGGGCAAAATGGCGATTAGATGGACGGGCAATTAAACACGAATTCGGGGATTTAATTTTAGGGAGTGAGCAGTGAGTGAGAAATTAATTTTTAGTGAAGTGTTACCTTTTCCACCATCAGTCAATAAATACTGGCGTATGGGAAAAACATGGAATGGCAAGCGTGTCACCCACTTAAGTAGTGAGGCTAAAAAGTTCACACACGAGGTTGCTGTCATCATCGCAAAAAAAGCAGGCACGACATACAGCACCAAACGGCTCCGAGGTGAATTTATTTTACACCCAAAAACCAAGGCAAGGATCGATATTGATAACCGGTTAAAGGGTTTGCTTGATGCGATGCAAAAAGCGTATTTGTATGCCGATGATGAGCAGTTTGATGAAATCATAATCAGACGGGGCAGTGTGATCAAAGGTGGGAGTGTTGAAGTTAGGATTTGGGAAATTTGACGTAGTTGATTCGAGGGATTTAAATGATTTATACAACTGAAGAAGTTGAGAAGATGCTAAAGCTTTGGGCGGCTTATCGCGAATATGATGATAGCGATGATAGTCGTTTACTTGGTTGCGGTTCGCCAACATATGCAGCTATGATGCACGCCAAAGGCTATGTTCGGCAAAGTGAGAATTGTCGAACGGTATTTACTCCACCACAGGCACCGGATTATTATAATCTGATTGAGCAAGCCACAAACGCGCTTTGGGATTGTCCAAGACTGCAATATGTTGTTGGCAAGCTTGAAGAAGACGGGGAAGTGAAGTTTTATACTCAGGCGCGGTTATTAATGAGTGTGATTAATCGTCGATATCGGTATGGGATGAGTTATCGTAGAATCGGTAAGCATGTCGGTAAAATTATTCATGGCGAAAGTGGGAAGCGAGCGGGGGATAGTAGAATAATCGGACTACTGGATGAAGCCCATGAGTTCATTTGTGATTACTTGAATCAAAGAATAAAAGTGTGTGATTTAGCTATTGACGAAACGGGGTGAAAAAGTCAATAATGTGCTATATTTGAAATAAGTTATACATAAGGCGAAGTCGAAAGATTGTCGCCTTTTTTGTTGTCTGTCACTTGGCTTGCAATCTTAGCGATGGGGTTGCAGGTCTTTTTTATTTAAGGAGCGTAAGCATGGCGAAACTTACGCCAAAACAACAGCGATTTGTCGATGAGTATTTAATTATAACAATAGTATAGCTTTTACTAGAGTAGGAAATAATATATAATTAACTTTTAAATAGGAGTTAATTATTATGGGTAGAAAAGCTATAGATTTAACAGGACAGACTTTCTCGTATCTTACTGTTATTAAGCAGGTATTGTCAGAAAGCAAAAATGCAAAATGGGAATGTCAGTGTGTTTGCGGAAAAATAATCGTGACAGAGAGTGCTAGACTAAGAAAAGGAAATGCTAAAAGCTGTGGTTGCAAGAGAGGTGTTTTAAAAATAACCACGATGAATACTCACGGTAAAACAAATACACGACTTTATAGAATTTGGCATTCTATGAAATCACGTTGTGATTATGAATTCAAAGGCAGTGAAAGATACTTTGGGAGAGGTATAAAGGTCTGTAAGGAATGGAATGAAAGCTTTGAGAGCTTTTATGATTGGGCTACCAACAACGGTTATAAAGAGGATTTATCCATTGATAGAATTGATAGCGATGGAAACTATGAGCCTAATAACTGTCGATGGGCAGACAAAATCACTCAGGATAACAACAGGTCTATAAATAAAATTATCGAGATAAACGGACTAAGTCACACCATAGCGGAATGGTCAAGAATTTCAGGTGTAAAGTACGAGACAATACGCTCAAGAATCAATAGAGGCGTGACTGGTGAAAACCTTTTAAAGAATTGTGACTAATTTATCAAGCTAAGGGAGGCTTATGGCTAGTCAAGAAAAAGCCTCTAATGGGCTCAATGAACAGCAACAGTTATTTGTAGATTATTATTTAGCTGATATTGGAATGAATGCTACTTCGGCAGCAATCAAGGCTGGTTACAGTGAAAAAACAGCGAGACAACAAGCGAGCAGGCTGTTGTCTAATGTTAACATTCAAATGGCAATCAAAGAAGCGCAAAAAGAACGCCAAAAACGCACGCTCGTTACTCAAGATGATGTTATTCGTGGCTTATTAACTGAAGCAGAATGGCAAGGCGAGGGCTCAAGCCATAGCGCTAGGGTTAGTGCATGGGCACACTTGGGTAAACATCTTAATATGTTCACAGACAAGATTGACCACACATCATCCGATGGCAGTATGTCACCCAATTTGAAAATCGAGTTTATTAATGCAAGCAATACAGGTATCGGACAAGTTTAAGCCGCTGTATCTGCATGCTGAACTGCGCAAACTGTTTTATGTCTTCCACGGTGGACGTGGTGGCGGCAAGTCTTGGGAAATTGCAGACTTTCTACTAATCATTGGCACGACTGCAAAACATCGTATTTTGTGTTGTCGTGAAGTGCAAAAGTCTATCAAGCAGTCAGTGCATAAGCTTTTATCAGACCGCATCGCTGCGATGGGATTGGGTGGTTTTTACGAGATTCTCGAGACTGAAATCCGTGGGCGTAATGGCACTGAGTTTAGTTTTGCTGGCTTGCTTGGTCACACGGTTGACAGTATCAAGTCGTTTGAAGGTGCGACAATCACATGGATTGAAGAAGCGCAAACGGTCAGTGCTTTTAGTCTTGGCATCTTGATACCAACGGTTATCCGTACACCAAATCCAATGGTCATTATGTCGCTTAACCCACGCTTACCACAAGATGCGGTTTACGCGCAGTATATCGCTGTGGAGCGCGATGATACCGCGGTGGTGCAAGTGAACTACACAGATAACCCACATTGCCCACCTGAACTAATCAGATTGGCGGAACAGATGCGTGATGAGGACTTTGATAATTATGAGCATATCTACTTGGGGCGACCTAAAGAAATCGCAGACGGTGCCATTTATAAAGCTGAATTTGAAGCAATACGAAAGTCCAACCGGATATGCAACGTACCTCATGACCCAAACCTACCAGTCTATACGTCATGGGATTTGGGGATTCTCGACCCAACGGCTATATGGTTTTTCCAAATCTACGGCAAAGAAGTGCGAGTAATTGACTACTACGAAGCAAACAATGAGCCCTTGGCACACTATGCACGCATACTTGATGAAAAGCGTGAAGCACTTGGCTATCGCTATGAAAAACACTTTGCCCCGCATGATATTGCAGCGCGTGACTTGTCCAGCGGCGTGAGTCGTGAGCAGACAATGGCAAACTTGGGCTATCGAATGACCAAAGGCGCACGATTAGGCGTTGAAGATCGGATTGAAGCCACGCGCCAAATGCTTAAAAACTGTTGGTTTGATAGCGAAAAATGCGCCGCTGGTATCAGAGCATTGCAAAACTATCGTCGTGAGTTTAACGACAAGCTTGAACAGTTTAAGGCTACGCCAGTCCACGATTGGGCATCACATGGCTCAGACGCATTTGGTGAAGGCGCTATCAATATCAACAAAATGCAAGTGGCTACGAAGCCAAAACCTATGCCCAAACCACTTAAAAAGAGTTGGATGAGTTAATGAGCGATAAAATATTAGACGAAATCAAAACGCGCTTGAAACAAGCCGAAGATTATTGGCAAGAAAACTATCAGCGCGGCGTTGAAGATAAAGAGTTTGTCACAGTCGAAGGCGCACAGTGGGGCTTGCATGAAGTCCAAAAGCGCAAAGATGATGGTAAGCCTAGTCTTGAATTTAATATGTGTCGTGCTTATTGCCGCCAGCAAATTAATACGCAGCGTCAAAACCGACCACAGGCTAAAGTTGTGCCAGTTGACAATGGGGCAGACGCGGACAAGGCGAATTTGATTGAAGGCTTAATCAAAGACACTGAAGAAGCCACGGACGCAGAATCAGCGTATGACACCGCGGCGGAAAATGCCGTGTATGGTGGACTTGGCTTTTATCGCTTGGTGACTGATTACGTCAGTGAGCTATCATTTAATCAAGAACCAAAGTTTATGCCGGTGCAAAACCCTCATGCCGTTTATATCGACCCGTTGAGCCGTGCCTTAGATGGTAGCGACATGACATGGGCTATCGTCGGTGATTGGGTCAGCAAAGACGACATTATCGAGCAATACGGCAATGACGCGGCTGTTGACTTTGAAAGCAGTAACTATTCGGACTGGTACGATGACAGTGATAAGACATTACGCATTGTTGAGTATTTCAAACTTGAAGAAGTCAAAGACACGCTATGGCTACTGACCGATGGCACGTCAAACTATAAATCTGTACTGGCTGAGCAGCTTGGCAGTGATGAAACCACATTGAAAGCCGCTGGCGTGATTCAAGCGACACGCCCAACGACACGAAAAGAAGTGAAGTGGTACAAGGTTTCAGGCGCAAAAGTGCTTGAAGAAAACACTTTCCCTGGTCGCTATATCCCCATCGTGCCTGTCTATGGTGAAGTTACTTGGGTGCAAGAAAAGCGGTATATCTTTAGCTTGGTGCATTTTGCCAAAGACCCACAGCGGCTTTTTAACTACTGGAAGTCAACCGAAGCGCACATCTTGCAGAAAAACCAAGATGATATTTTGGTGGTTGATGCCGAAGGTGTCGCAGGGCATGAAGAACAATGGAAAGACCCTAGCAGCTATTCAGCTGTTTATTATAACTATGCTAATGAGCTTGGCGACCAACGTCCTGCTCCATTTCGCATGGGTGCAGCTCAACCGCCAGTGGGCGTATTAAACGCGGCTGAATCAGCCAAGCAAGGCATTACTGATATTTTGAATATGCACGCGCCAGTGATGGGTGGGCAGGGCAATGAAACGTCAGGCGTGGCGATTGGTATGCGTCAGCGCCAGTCTGAAACTGCTCAATTCCACTTGCAGGATAACTTAAACAAGTCAATCCGCCACGGTGCAAAAATATTGCTTGGGCTTTATCAAGCACTCTACACCGTACCGATGGTTAGACGCATTGTCGGTGTCGATGGCGAATCTGAGCAAGTCAAACTATTTGACCAAATGGCAGACGGTGTGATTGCTGATGTGACAGTTGGGCGTTATGATGTACGCATGGACACGGGACCATCGTTTAATACGCAGCGTGAGCAAAACTTTGCGCTGATGATGCAGTTACTTAGCATGAATCCGCAGCTATTTAGCCTAATCGGCGATATCTTGCTGCAAAACTCACCACTACTCAATGCCAAAGAGATTGCTGAGCGTATCAAGTCAACGATGCCGCCACAACTCACAGGTAAAGAGCAGCAAATTGACCCTGAGCAAGCCAAAGCGCAAATCATGCAGCTTGACCAGTTGGTGCAAAAAATGACCGCTGAAATCGAGCAATTGCAAGGCTTGGTCAATGACAAAGATGCGGATAGACAGCTTGAGATAGTCAAAATCCAACTGCAAGCGGAAAAAGACATCCGAGTCGCACAAATCAATGCTGAAAGCAAAGCCGATGTTGAGGAGCTTAAGGGCGTTGTGTCGCTACTCACGCAGCACATGGGCAACTTGCAAGCGGTTGAACAGATGGTGCCGCCTGAGTGGATGGAAACCGAAGAGTACGACCAAGAATTACCCGAAATTGAATTACCCCCGCAGCATGAGATGGACGAGCCGCCGCTCATGCCAAGCGAAAACATTGAGAACCCTGCCGAATCTGAGCAGGGTTTTTTAATGCCTGAACAATCACAATTTGAGCCGCAAGACATGGGCGAGATGCAAAATACAGAGGATATGAGTAATGGCAGCTACGACATTGGTAACAGTGGGCAAGACTTGGACTAAATTAGCAGACGGTAGTTGTTTAGTCCAAGCCAAAAACAATATGTCCGATTTTCGCATTTGCGTGCAATCGACTCAGCCCGACGAAACAGCAACAAACTTTGTGACGCTAAATTTAACAGGTGCGACTGTGCTTGATTTTGCTACGCCCGTATATGCACGCTTGCCACACTCTGCCATAGCAGAAACAGTAAATGTTACGGTAATCGCATGATTTATTACGGCTTTAAATCAGTAGCGAAATTCCCGCGCTCAAACCTAAAGAATCTTGGTTTTGCTGCAAATGGTATGGCGCAAGTCATCAAATCCCTATTCGCAAACAACGAACAAGGTTTTGCCTTTGACTTTAACGATTTATCAACCATGTATCAAGACAGTGCAGGCACTATTCCTGTGACTGGTGTAGGGCAGCCTGTGGGAAAAGTGCTAGACAAATCAGGTCGCGGTAACCACGCAACACAATCAACGTCAGCTAAACGCCCAATATTGCAGCAAAATGCAACGACAGGTGCGTATTACTTGTCGTTTGATGGGGTGGATGATTTCTTAGTAACGGGTAGTTTTCCTGCGATGGGGTTAGGCACAACTATTTTTAGTGGTTCATTGTGTAATAAAACCACTACTTCTGCGATTGCCGCAAGAGGTGTGGGTGGGTATCTTTTTCAAACCAGTGTTTCTACACAAGTTCAAAGTACTAATAACCCACTACAACTTGCAACAAATGGTAATACAGTAGCGACTATTTTATATGACCCTAGTGGCACAGGTGCTACTTTACGAGCTAATAAGCAGATAGCAACAAAGCCAATGACAGAACGTACATTTGATAATGGAAATCCTCTTGCCATTGGCGCATTTAGTTCAAATGGTACAGCTACATTCCAAGGGAATATCTACTCAGTAATAGGTATCAATCGAGTTGCCACAACTACTGAAATCACCAACACTGAAAATATTATCGCCAAAAACGTAGGAGTCACGCTATGAGCTACAATCTCTCAATCGTAAATATCATAGCGGACAAGTACAAAGACACGATTAATGCAGTCGCTGCATACTATAATACAGGTGATAACGCCTTGTCAGTCAAGCTAGTTGATAAAGACAATAACGTATTTTGGGGTTGTCATTCATGGTGGCAGCCACAGGACTATGAATTTTTTACCAAAGCACCACCACCTGCTGATATAGCTAATGCCAGTGAAGCACTTGCCGCATTGTATGAGCGCGTTGTTGATGGTGGTGTGCCTTTTGAAAACTGGACTGCCGCACTCGATGAACTTGGATTGAGTGTGTGGGCTGATCCAGACCTAATTTAAAACTTAAAATTTACTCGCAAACCCGCCTGTCACAGCGGGTTTTTGCGTTTTTGTATGTGACATTCGCCCTCGAAACTGACCAGTTTGAGGATAGCGTATCGGTCAATGATATGGAGCAAACCAATGCAAACGATGGACAATATTGATACTGACAACGTGGCAACCGCTGACACGGAAAATACTAGCGCAGATAGTCAGGATATCGAACAGCCACAAGCCGAACCTGAAGCGGTTGAACAAACCGAAGAAGAAAAGGCAGAACAAGCCAAGCAAGAACAGGAAACTGAAAAGCAAAGCCGCTCACAAAAGCGGATTCAGCAGCTCGCTCGTGAAAAAGCCGAACTACAACGTAAAGTAGCCGAGTATGAGCAAAAGCAATCAGAGCCTAAAGCGACTGACGCACCGAATATGGAAGATTTTGACGATTATTCGGAGTATCAAAAAGCGCAGCAGGAATACTATGTTGCTCAAGCTGAACAGCGTGTACTTGCCAAACTTGAAGCTGAAAAAGCCCAGCAATCACAGGTCGAACAACAAGCCGAATTTGAAACCGCTATTAGCGAGTTAAAAGACGGTGGTGTTGATGTAGATGGATTAATGGCGAAGGCTAATACATTGCCACCGCTACCCATCACGCTTGACCAATTCGGACTATCTGCCAAAGACACATTAAGCCTAGCCGCTGAACTACTACAGAACGATGATTTATACATCGAGTTATCACAGCTAAACCCAGTGCAAGCAGCGGTGAAAATCGGTCAGATGATTGCAAGCAAACAACCATCAACTGCTGCACCCGCTAAGGTGCCAACCGCTCCACCACCTATTAAACCTGTTACCGCCAATGCGCCCGTTGCTAAAGACCCTAGCAAAATGAGCGATGACGAGTGGTATCGACAAGAAGCCCAAAAACGAAAAGGTAAATAATTTATGGCAAATCAAATCTTAACCCATCAAATGATTGCGCGTGAAGCGGCTAAAATGCTTGAAGAAGAAGCACCGTTTTTAGCAAATATCAACAAAGGTCGCCAAGACGAATTTGGCACCGACACCCAAGGCTACAAAAAAGGCGATACTGTCACCATCAAAATCCCAACCGCGGGTAAAGTGTTTGATGGTGCTCAGTTTGCTGGCGGTGGCTCAGGTACTGACGTAGTAGAAGATAAAGTAAACTTGACGCTTGACACCCAAAAGCACGTTGCATTGCAGTTTGGCGCCAAAGAAAAACTGTTAAACATCACTGACTTTAAAGAGCGTATCTTACGCCCACAAATGCAGACTTTGGCGTCTGTCGTTGAAGCTGACTTGATGATGCGCGGCGTGATTGGCACACCAAACCAAGTGGCAATGAACTTGGCAGGCTCAAACCCATCTAATGCATTGGCATTGGCACGCGCCAAGCTAAACCAATACTTGGCACCAAAAGGCGACCGCAATGCGTTAATCACCAGTACCGCTAACGTGGCATTGTCGGGCGAAGTATCTCGTATGTGGAACCCAACCAAGACCAGTGAAAAAGCCTATATTGATGGTTTCGTGGCCAATGCGTTTGGTACTGACATTTTTGAACATCAATCAATCCCTGTATTTGCCAATGGTACAGCCGCAGGCATTACCGTGTCAGGTGCAAGTCAAGGCGGTAGCACGTTGACCATGGCGGCTTCAACCGCTGGCACGTTGGTACAAGGCACTGTGTTTACTATCGCTGGCGTTAACGCTGTCCATCCGCTAACTGGCGTTGATATGGGCACATTGCAGCAATTTGTGGTCAAAGAAACCAAAACCGTTGGTTCTGCAACCGCAGTAAGCATCTACCCTGCCATTAACCCACTTGCACCAAACAAAACCGTCACCGCGTCACCTGCCAACGGTGCGGCTGTCACTGTGGTATCGGTCAATGGTCCACAAAACTTGGTATTCCATAAAGATGCGTTTACTGCAGCATTTGCACCACTGCCAGTATTGGCATCGTGCGAAGGCTACACAGCGCGTTTGCCAAGTGGCGTAAACGTGCGTGTAATGACGTTTGGTGATGGTAACAACGATATCGAGCGTACCCGTATTGATGTGTTGTATGGCTTCCAAACCGTGCGTGGTATTCATGCAAGCCGCGTAACGCAGTAATCACATTAACCCATAGACAGGCGGCTTCGGTCGTCTGTTTTTTATTTGTGGAGTGAAAACAATGGAAGAAATTGAATACCCCAAAGCATTATACCTTGGCGATACCGTCACGCATGAAATGGTCATTGTCGAGAACGAAGACGAAGAAGCGCAAGCCCGTGAGCATGGTGCAGTGGATTTTGGTGATTTGCCTGAAGGTGAAGCGATTGAGCCGGTAGCGAATGACGAACTGCCTGAAGCCTATGCTAATGCTATGGCGCGTATCGCTGAGCTTGAAACCGAAGTACGTGGCTATCAGCTTAAAGATATGCAATCCGATGAACTCAAAGCGATTTTAACCGAGCGCAAAATCGAATTTGGCAGCCGGGACAGCAAAGACACGCTTTTAAAATTGGTCATTGAATCGGAATAACTCATGAACGTCAGCAAAATCGTATCAGCCGCGTTAAAGCAATTAGGCGTGTTGGCAGCCGGTGAAAATGCCAGTGGCGAAGAAGTTGCTGACGCGATTGAAGCCTTACAAGATATTTTAAGCCAGTGGGCTACGCACAAGCTGTATGTCCACAAAGCCACAACAATCACCATTCCATTGGTAAAAGGTCGCAATACTTACCTTGTGGGCAAGATTGAGGGTGATTGCTGTGAGTATGAATTAACTTGCTGTGGTGAGCTGCTTGCCCGTCCAGATATCACGGCAGAAATCGCCAGTATCTCAGATAACGCATGGCTTGATAGTGAAGTAATCACTTTGGTGCGTGATACCAATGACAGCAAATACGCTGGCGTGATGTACCAAGTCGATAATCCGAACTGGTCATTTAAGGTTGATACCGATGGCGGTGAGCTTAAAATCAAAGCATTTACCTTGCCATTTGACCTATGCCCACATGATGAATTGCACCTGCCAAAGCAGTATGAGCGGGCTTTAAAACTCACTTTGGCGTTAGAGATTGCCCCAATGTTTGGGGTCGAGCCATCGAGCGCATTGGTGGTCAATCAGCGCAATGCCATTAACTTGCTCAAACGCTCAAATATCACCCCGTTATACGTCAAAAACTCAATTAATATTGGAGTAGGTAATCGTGGCTGCACTTATTGATATCCCTATTGTAGGGCAGTCTTATCACTTGCAAGATTGGGCGATTGACTGCCAGCGGACACTTAATCTATATCCGCAGGTCATTGAAAGTGGCAATACGCAGTCAGTAAGCGCGTTACTGCCCACTGAAGGACTGGTAAAAAGATTTGAATTTACCGGTGCAATCCGTGGGCTTTATACCTTGCCAGACCGTTTTTTGGTGGTGGCTGGCACAGCATTGTACGTTGTCAAAAATGGCGTATCACAGCAGATTGGTGCTATTAGCGGCACTGAATTAGTGACGTTTGCTGATGACAGTGTGCAAGTGATGATTGTAGGCGATGACGCCTACCGCTACAAAATGGCGGATAGCAGTTTGACCAAGCTACTGATTAATGATGACACCGGCTTTTTTGGTGCGTCGTCGGTGACGTTTTTAGACTCTCGGTTTGTTTGGTCAGTGCCTAATAGCGGCAAAATACAATGGTCGAACCTACTTAGCACCACGACAACCGCGCTAAATTATGCCACCGCTGAAGCGCAAAGCGATAACCTAGTGCGCGTGATTGCCAGTAATGGGCAGTTATGGCTTATCGGTGTTAAAACCACTGAAATTTGGAATAGTACAGGCTCGCAGGACTTGCCCTATCAGCGTACATCGGGCGCATATATCCCAGTGGGCTGCGCAGCTAAAGACTCCGTTAGCGCGTTTGGTAGCAGCTTGATTTGGCTGTCGCAAACTGAGCATGGTAACGCGCAAATTGTGATGACGCAAGGCTATCAAGTCAGCCGCATTAGTAACCATGCCATTGAAAATGAGCTTGCCAGTTACGCACAGATTGATGACGCCTATGCCTTTAGCTACCAGCGTGAGGGGCATAGTTTTTATGTGATTAGTTTCCCCACTGCCCAAACAACATGGGTGTATGACGCGGCAACACAAATGTGGCATGAGCGTAGTTTCTATAATACTGAAACCTTTAGTCACGAACACCACCGCGCTAACAGCCATTGCTTTTTTGATGGTGAGCATTTAGTCGGTGACCGCGCTAATGGCTTAGTGTATCGATTATGCCCAAACTGCCAAACCGACAATGGCAGCTTAATCATGCGTGAGCGGGTGACGCCTTGTCTAAATCCACAGGGACAGCGCCTTGTTTTTGATGAGGTCGAAATCATTGCCCAAGTGGGGCAGGATGAAAATGCCAATCCGCTAATTATGCTCGATTGGTCGGATGATAAAGGGCGCACTTGGTCAAACGATAGACAAGAAAGCTTGGGTGGTATCGGTGAGTATAAAAAACGGCTGATTTTTCGTAGGCTTGGGCAGTCATTTAACCGCGTGTTTCGTATTCGCATGACGGATGCAGCAAGGCTAATTTTATTGGGCGCAAAAGCAAAGGTGAGATAAATGCCACAGATTCCCCGCGTATCGCAAGTCCCAATTATTGAGCCGATGTATACCAATGGCGTGATGAACCCAACATGGGTGCGATTCTTTGAGAAACTAGCGTCAATGCTCAACACAGGCGATTTGGCGGACTTACTCACTTTGCTACAGCTATCAAGCCAACTGCCAACACAGTCGCTAACAGGGCAAATGTTGCTAAATATGTCTAATACCCAGTTTGATACAGTAGCATTGCCCGTTATGCATGCTGAAACTATGCCAATGGTTGCTGTATCTGTAAACCCATCACCCACTTTTGATATGGTCGCTATGCCAACCAGTGAGATTATTGCCCCATGATTCGATACCTAAACCCTTTCAAACCGCAGAGCCTAGTTGCAAATAATAATATTGCTTATGTCGTGCCTGCGCTGTCAGTTACACAAATTCGCGCATTAACATTCCACAATGCTACAGCAAGCCCGATTAGCATTGAGGTGTATTTAGTCCCTGCCAGTGGGTCAGTGCAAGCGTCTAATCGCTTAGTTAAAAAAACACTAGGCACCAACGAAGGTTATCTTTGCCCTGAAGTCATCAATCATGTGCTCACTGAAGGTATGCAAGTCGTGCTAGTTGGGCAGGGTGCTAACGCCACGCTGTCAGTCATGGAACAGTCGGTATGATAACGATTAATCGCGAAAACTGGTCGGATTGCATCGATGAATTAATGCCCTTGTGTGAACAAGTTTTTGCATTGGTCGAGGCGAAAATCACCAGCTTGCCGCTTGATTTTGACCATGAGCTATACAATGAGCTAGACAACAATGACTTGCTGCATTGCTTGGTCATGCGGGATAGCGGCACACCGATAGGATTTCACTGGGTAGTTATTTCGCCAATGGCAAGGCATAAAGGCTACAACCAAGCGCATACAGACGCTATCTTTGTATTGCCAGAACACCGCAGACACTCAACCAAGCTACTACACTTTAGCCAAGAGTACATTGCACAGAAGGCAAGTTTTTGGACGCTTGCAAATCTTGATCCAAACGACCGCGCATTGATGTGGTACAAAAAAGGCTTTGTGCCCATCGAAACCATTATGTTTAAAAACTTATACCTAAAAAATCAGGGGAGATAACATGTCATTTGTCGGTAAAGCCATTGGCTCAATCACTGGGGCAAATCAACAAGCAAAAGCCGCGCAAAATGCGGCAAAAACCCAAGCAAAGGCGGCAGATAAAGCCAGTCAAATTCAAAAAGATATGTTTGACCAGGTGCGAAGTGATTTAAACCCCTATCGCACAGCTGGTAGTGACGCACTGGCGCAGTTAATGAGCGGCATGGGGCAAGATGGTCAGTTTATGAAAACCTACTCAGGTCAAGATATTTATGATGACCCTAGCTACCAATTTCGCGTCAATCAAGGCAATAACGCCATTCAAGGTAGCGCGGCAGCACAAGGCGGTTTGTTGTCGGGGGCAACGCTTAAAGCCCTGCAAAACTATGGTCAAGAGTCCGCGAGCCAAGAGTATCAAAACGCCTATAATCGATTTAATGCTGACCAAACCAACCAGTACAACCGCTTGTCTAATTTGGTAGGCATCGGGCAAAATGCGGCAGCGCAAACAGGTAATGCAGGTACACAAACCGCGCAAGCTATTGCAAACAACACCATGCAAGGTGCTAACTCACAAGCGGCAGGCACGATTGCAGCGGGCAATAGTGTCGCTAATGGTTTTGGGTCATTGCTTGGTTTGGCGGGCACGGCTGCAAAATTCATGAATCCAGTAATTTGAGGTGAGTTATGTTAGACCCTAGTATCATCACCAATGGGGCTATTAATGCCCAAACTCAGCAAGCCAATAACATGAATATGTTGGGTGACTTAGGCGGCGCATTTGGTAAATTACTGCTTGCCCGTCAAATTAACGACATGAATCAAATGGCAACACCTGAGGAAGAAAAGGCATTTGCCCAAAAACACAAGCTATTTGCCCCACAGCTTATGCAACAGTACAACGATAATCGAGCGGCTGAAGCAAAGGCACTTAAAGATGGGTTAAAGTTTGACGCAGATTTAAATAAAACCTATGCAGATACCGCGCAGACTTTGGCACTAGGTCGCAAAAATGATGCGGACGCAGGCAAGTCAACGGCAGAGGGCAAAAAGGTCGGTGTCGAAACCACAGGGCTTGATATTGACCAAAACGCCAAACTTGACTCAATGGTATGGGGGTCAGTGCTAAACGGCGGTAAAAACGCAGGCATTGCACAACTTGAGATTCAAAAATCACGCGGCTTGATTGATGAAGCGACTTATAATCAAAAGCTAGGATTGATTAACAATCTACCCGCTGACCCTGCACAGGCTCAAAAATATGCGTTTGCCATGTATAAAGGGATTCAAGACCCAAAATACAATCTTACCACGGCTGATAATGTGCTTGATAATGAAACGTCACGTCAAAATACGATTAACACCAATCAAACGTCCGAACGTAACAATGTGCGTACCACTCAAGCCAGTATGTATAGCAGCGACAGGTCGCTTGAAGGCACTAAGTACACGGCTAATCAAGCCACCTATCGCACGGAAAAAGAGATTGAAGCCGCCAAAAAACAAGGCAAGCAGCAGCTAATCAATGGTTTGGTTTATACCGTTTACCCTGACGGTACGGCAGACGAATTTATTGACCCTAAAACAGGGCAGCAAGCTACGTCATTGGGTAATGGCATCGGCAATAAACCCATGCCAGCGAGTGCCTTGAATCTAGTTTCTACATCACGGGATAAAATTCAAAGCTCACAAAATACGATTGATAAAATCGAGCAATCAATCAAAGACCTTGACCCAAAACAGGGCGGTAAATTAAGTCTTGGGTTGCTAGGCAATGCGGGCAATGTTGCAAGAAATTTAACAGGCAATAGCAATGAAAGCAGCTTGGCTTATGAGCGTTTGAATTCAAACATTAAAGGCATGGTCAATGAAGTATTGCAAATGGCGAAAGGCACGCAGACCGAAGGGGATGCTCAGCGCGCCGCTAAGGTAATCTTATCAACACCATTGACGGATAACCGAGCTGTGTCTAATGCGCTGGCTGAATTAAAACGAGTCGCGCAAAAAACAGTGGCTTTGGAGCAAGGCAAAGTGGAAGAAGTTTATTCAAACTACGGCAAAGAAGCTCCGATTTATCCTGCCGCATCTGCCCCACCTGCAGGTATCGCAGCACCGAAAACGCCAAGCGGTAAACCAAGACCACCGTTATCAGCTTATGGATTTTAAATTATGGCAGGACTAGAGCAGTATCTAAACAATCCTAATGTCCGTAAAATGCTTGATTTGATTAGCTATACCGAGCATACGCAAGGCAATGGATATTATACAGCGTTTGGCGGTGGTCGGTTGTCTAGCCTTGCCGACCATCCAAGGTATAGAAAGCCGTTTCGTCAAACGGATGGCAAAATTAACTACACCAGTGCAGCAGGTAAGTATCAATTTTTAAAGAGCACTTGGGATGGGTTGGCAAGGAAGTATGGTTTTAGTGATTTTAGCCCACAAAACCAAGATTTAGGGGCGGTTGCCTTGCTGATTCAGCGCGGGGCAATGCCTCATCTTTTGAAAGGCGATTTTGCCAATGCTATCGCAAAATCGGGTGCAGAATGGGCAAGTTTGCCAACATCACCGCATCCGCAGCCCACAAAATCATGGAAACAAGTTAACGCCTTTTTGGGTGGCAAGATTCAAGTTCCTCAGAACAGCGGGCAAGCTGCACCGCAAGGCATTGGCAGATTCAATGTCGCTGATTTGATGAAACAGGCGCCACAAAAGCCGCAACCATTGGGCAAATTTAATGTAGCAGACTTAATGAAGCAGACGCCACAGCCGTTAGGTCAGTTTAAGGTATCAGATTTACAAGCGCAGCCGCCAGTGCAATCTCAGCAAGGCATTGGAAAGTTTAACGTGGCGGACTTGATGAAAGGTGGCGGATAATTGTTGCTTAATTCTTAATAAATGAATTATAGTTGGTAAAAATTAATTTATTAAGAGATGGTTAATGAAAAGCACAATCTTTAAAATCATTGGATATCTAATAGCATTCCTTATTTTCTATGCCATAGTATCTGCGATGAAAGACAATCCTTTTCTTTTGGCGTTGGCAATCGTTCTATTGTGGTACTCAGTAGATAAATTGCAAGGAAGCATGGATTTAAGGATTAAAGAAGAAATCCGACTTGAGCAGAGAATAAAGGCGCTTGAAGACCGTACCAATTCTTTAGATTGGAAAATCGAACGAGTTGAAAACAAAATCGACAACTAAGCTATAAACACACGTTTTACGACCCGCCAAGTGCGGGTTTTTTATCGCCCAAGGAAAACACATGGCAATCTCTAAAGAAACCCAAGCCAAAATCAACATGGCACGCAAAGATGGCTATAGTGACGCAGAGATTTTTGCCCACTTGAAAAATAGCCCAAAGTACAAAAACCGCTTTACTATGGCGAAAAAAGACGGCTATACCGAAGCCGATATCGCTCAGCAATTAGGGTTAAATATCACTGTCACGGTCAAACAGCCTGAACAGCCAAAATATGAAAAACCGTCATTTTTGGCAGACGTTGGCGCAGGTATGGATGATGTATTTAGCGGTATCAAGCAAGGCGCACTGTACTTAAAAGATGGCGTTACTGGCGGTAATGACTACGAAAAATTCACCAAAGAAAAAGCCGATGAGAAAGCCTTTTATGAAAAAGCTCGAACAGAGTCGGGCGCAGGCACTAACTTTGGTCGGTTTGTCGGTCAGACGGTTGCTACTTTGCCAGCCGCAGCATTTGCCAAAGGCTATCAAGGCGTAAATGCTGCAACGAAAGCGGGTAGAGTGATACAAGCCGCAGGCGTAACGGGTCAAAATGCGTTATCGGGTGCAGCGGCAGGCGGGGTGATGTTTGCCAAAGACGCAGATGAACGATTGAAAAATACTCAGTATGCAGCGGCAGGCGGTGCCATTGGTGGCGCAATCGCGCATCCAATCGGCAAAGGCATTGCCAAGTTAAACACTAAACTATCCCCCAATGCGTCAAGCCGTGCGTCTGCTAGAATGGGCGCAACGATTGACGACCAAATCGAGATTGCGCTAACTTCTCGCAATATCCGCATGGGTGATTTATCCGATGATATTTTGCGCGGTTTGCGTAAAGACGTGGGCGCAGCATTGAAGTCTGGCAAGGCGGTCAATAAAGAGGCGGTAGCGCGTAAAGTGGTGTTTGATAGACTTGGTATTACCCCTACCAAAGCGCAGCTTACAGGCGACCCTAAGCTATGGAACAAACAAGCTGAACTTGCCAAAATCCACGGCGCGGGCGACCCATTACGTGACAAACTTATCCAAGATAATGAAAAACTATCTACGTTGATGGATGATTTTGTGACCAAGACAGACGGTCAAGCCATTGACCAATACGGTGCGATGAGTAAAGCCGTTGACGCGCTAGACAATCACAATGCGACCATGAAGCAGCAAGTTGGGCAGATGTATGACGCGGCTAAATCAGCGCAGGGTAATGATGTCCTACTAGATGGTGCAGGGTTTGCCAATGACGCGATTACGCGCCTTGATGCAGATTATGCCATGTCAAGCCTGCCGCAAAACATCCATAAACTGATGAAAGATGTTGCAGACAACCCCGATAAATTCACATTGGGAAAATCTGAAGAATTTATCAAAATCCTAAACCGTGAACATAAGGCAAGTTTGCAGAACGGGCAGCCTACCAGTACAACCCATGCTATCGGTGTGGTGCGTGACGCATTGACCAAGCGCCAAGAACAAGCCATGCAAGGATTGCTGACACAAGGCAACAATGACGCGGCTCAAATGTATAACCTTGCTCGCACGGCTCACAAAATGCGTGTTGAGCAAATTGAAGCCAATCCGCTGCTAAAAGCCACCGTAAAAGGTGAGCAGCCTGACAAGCTATTTAATAAACATATCTTAGGTGGCAATATCGCTGAACTTGAAAGCACAGTGAAATTACTGCGTAGCGTTGACGCTCAAGCGGTCAATGACATTCGCGGGCAAGTTGCCAAGTACATCATGGATAAAACCTTGCAAAGCAACGGGCAGCCAAGCCCAGCAGCAATGGCAAAGGCACTGGGTCAAATTGGTGATAGACGGCTGAATATCTTGTTTTCTCCCGAGGAAGTGGCAAGGCTAAAAGATATCGGCTCGGCTATGCACTATCTGATTACGCAGCCACCGCATAGCTATGTCAACAACTCAAACACGGCATCCGCTGCGATGAATTTTTTAGGTAATATTTTAAATCGCCCTGGTGTACGCCTTGCACTATCACCACTCAAAGATGTGCAGGACAGCGTAAAAGTTAATCGTGCGTTAAAAGGCTCGGTAGCCAGTGATGCAAAGGCATCAAATGATATGTTAGACAATATCTTGTACGGCGAAGAAGAAAAGAAACTCATCGACATACTGACCAAACTCGGTGTGATTGGCGGCGCCAATACTGCCAAGTGATACCAAACCACCCAACAAACCACCCTTAGCGGTGGTTTTTTATTATCTAAGGAAAAAATTATGGTAAGAGCTGTAACCCCAATCCCGTTTGTAAAAGCTCGATTCTTTGACCGATGCGGTAAGCCGCTTGCAGGCGGTAAAGTATATACGTATGGAGCTAACACAACCACTGATAAAACTACCTACAAAGACCCGTATGGCTTAACGCCTAATACTAACCCGATTATCTTGGATGCAGCGGGTGAAGCGGATATTTATCTTGATGGTACTTATCGCATCCGTATCACTGATCGTAATGATGTATTGGTCAATGATGTAGCAAAAATTGGATCATGGTTTAGTGATAATCTGCAAGACACCTTAGATAATATTTCGGGTGCGATGGATGACGCAATTAAGCCAGCTTTACAAAACCTTAATGACGCTATCAACACCGCAGCCGCAGCCGCAGCAGGAGCGAATGGGTGGGATGCTAACTTAGTTGCTTATGGCGAAGTAACGCAAAAAAAAATCAATGATGGTCTTGATAGTATTGCTCAGTTATTAAGTATCAAGAACCCTCGCGCAGGTATGCGTGTATATGTCAAATCCTACCATGCAGGCAAAGGCAAGGGTGGCGGTACGTTTGTCTATGACTCAACAAAAGCTACGGTTAATGACGGTGGCATGGTTATTAATGGATGGGTGCGTCAAATAAGCCATGCGTACCTTAATGTCACGAATTTTGGGGCAAAAGGCGATGGTGTAACAAATGATTATCCTGCTTTTAAAGCAGTAGCAGATTATGTGAAAAATACAAATTTTAAAGGTTATACCATCCATTTGCCAACACCTACCGACCATTACGCAGTAAGCGCACAAACTTTTGAAGCGGGCAAAGGCTTTACTTGTAACCCGATTTTAGATATTTCATTTGCAACGCTGCAAGATAAGGCTATCTTATTGCAATCTGATAACGCTAAAATTAAGCAGATGTCAGGGCAATATTTTGGCGCGTTTAATAAAAACACAAAAGAGAAATTAAATACAGTTACCCCTGTTTACGCAGGCTCAGGGGCTAATTATGATGCTGTTAAAGACGTTGCAACTACCGCAGATTTGAAATTCATTTTACATTTTGAAAACATCAAATCATTAATTATCAACGGTAAGATTGAGTTAGATGGCAATCGAGATGGTATGAATATCGGCGGTGTTTGGGGTGATACAGGGTGGCAGTTATTCGCTTACGGTATCCGCATTGCATGGGTTAAACAGTTTGATATAGCAAATATCAACTCGCACCATCATTGTTGTGATGGTATCTATATTGCGGGTTGGAACGATGCTACTAATCCCGATAAACCATTAGCAGACGTCAAGGGGGTAGCAAGAAATTTAAACTCACAGTATAACTCGCGGCAGGGTATGAGTTTAACGGGCGGTCAAAATATATCATTTTATGACTGTATTTTTGATAACACGGCATTACCAGAGTTTAGCGTACAATCAATGCCACGTTCAGGTGTTGACATTGAGGCTGAAGTTAACCCAATTAGAAATATAACTTTCTATAATTGCTATTTCGGTAGAGCAGGTTCTCAATCAATGGTAGCCGAAAGTGGCAGTACCAAAGGTGTTACCTTTTACAACTGCCAATTCATAAATGATTTAGGGTCTACAGTTTGGGCTAATAAACCAAAGTTTAAATTTGTAGATTGTTATATAAATGGTTATATCGAAAAAAATTACTCCACGGAAGTTGATAGCGAGCGGCTTGTTTATCAAAACTGTACTTTTACTGATGACCCCACTATCAATCCAAACTTTACCAATGCAAATGCCGAATATTTGTTTGTGTCGTCAACGGCTAATCCGAAGCTGATTGATTGCACTTTTAACTTGTATAAAAGCGGGTTTGTTTATTCCAATGGAACAAGTGCTAAATACCCGATGTTATTTGATAATGTCATTGTTAATGCTTATGTTGCGGGGAAAACGGCTATAGCTGGGGTTGGTACGATTAGGTGGCGTGATTATAGACCGCAAGAAAATCGCACAAGTACATTCGTTACGTTTAACAGTAGTAATAAAATTACAATAGCGTTTGATAAGACAGATGATACTGGTAACAAGTTCCAGCCATACGCAGCTTATGCTAGTGTAAATTCTAACTCCGAAGACCCTAGTTATATAGTATTTGCGCCGCAGATTAAAAAATTAGATGCCGTTGCAAATTCAACTTTGACAGATGATACTGCTACCAAGTTCAATGCGCTGCTTACAACGCTTAAAGACAAGGGTTATATGTAGCAAGTAAACAAGCAATTAAAACAAACCCATTATTTTTATTGTTTTTAATTTTAAATATTGCATTAATGCAAAGGTAAATAAAATGTCAAAAAATATTTTTAAAATACTGGTTGATATGTTCGGCGTGTTTCGTGTGTGGTTTTTTATAAAAGCCACCCGCCCGCTGGAGTGTATTAACGCCGCCTTTTTAATTGGCTTTGGTTTTTTTTCGCTGCTAAATTACTATGATTATTTGGCTTTGCCAAGTTACCGCCGTTTTAATATTTTGCCAGCATGGGGCTGGGGGTTGGTGGCGGCTTTTGGTATTGCGCAGTTATTGGCAGCTATATGCAAAAGCAACCGCAGCAACCAAGCCAGCGGGCTAATTATGATTTTTGGCGGTTGTATTTGGTTTTTTATAGCCGCCATTTTTTCAGCAAATGGCGTGGCGATTGTAACCGCAGTTTCAACGTATGGCATTTGGGCGGTAGCAATGCTTTTTACTGGCTATGATATTTTAACAATTAACAAGGTAATTGCTAAAAAAACAGCCTTACAACTTTAAAAAGGGGGTTGCATGGAAGATGCTTTAAACATGGCAGCCCAGCATTTTAGCCCGCAAATTGCTATGGCGTTGGTCGGCGGTTTGCTGGGCGGTTTAATTATGTATGATAGCAATAAAAAAGACTATGGCAACCGCCTAGCCCGTTTATTGCTTGTTACTTCAATTATTTTGGCTGGGGCTTGTAGCGATTACCTATTGACCGAGCATAAAGTTATTTCACTTTTCATACAAATGGCTGGCGGTATGTTCGCGGGCGTTGGCGGTAGTTGCTTGATGGACGCATTTCGTGTATTTAGCCCAAAACTATTTACAAAACTTGTAACCAATGTTGGCAATGCCGCAGTCGATGGCGTAACACTGGTTGTTAAAAAGAGGACAGGACAAGATGAGCATTAAACAGGTGCAAAACGGGTTAGGGGTGGCGGTTGATGGGGTTTGGGGCAACAAAAGCCAAGCAGCGTTAGATGATAGCCATAAGTGGCTAAATTTATCTTTTGATAAATTGCGCTATTATTTCGGGCGTTTAACCTCTAGCCAAGTGCAAGGCTTTAACAACACGCTGGCGGTTATCAATACGTTTGTCGATGCGAAAGGCAAAAAGGCGGCTAAAAACCCGTTATACCTTGCCTATATGTTGGCAACTAAATGGCATGAAACAGCCCGCACCATGCAGCCAATTGAAGAATATGGCAAGGGCAAGGGTCGCCCTTATGGTACATGGTTGGTTAACAGTAAGGGCGTTAAATATTGCCAAGCGGTTGGCGGGCGTAACCCGTATTTTTATACGTTTGCAGAATACCCGCACTTGTATTACGGGCGCGGTGATGTGCAGCTTACATGGCTAGATAACCATATTAAGATGACAAAAAAAATCAATGATTTTATTGCCCGTTGCCCCGATTACGGTTTAGTAAAATCGGTTGACCTTGCCAATTATCCCGAATTAGCTTGCCACCCAAAAATAGCCAGCCTTATTATGGTTATTGGTATGCTTGACGGGGATTTTACGGGGTTAAGTTTAAGCAAGTGCATTACCAGTGGCAGCCGCGCGGATTTTGTAAAAGCCCGCCGCATCATCAATGGCACAAATGAAGATGACCGAATTGCAGATTATGCGGTTAAGTTTTTGGATTGTTTGATTGTAAATTAGTCAATCCACTCACTCACAATATCAGCCCACCACTGCATGAGTTTAATGCGGTGTTCCCAATACTCAGCGCGGTTATATGCCGCGCGTCCTTTGTTTTTCTCAACATGAGCAAGGCATCGCTCGATTACGTCACTATCCCAAAGTTTTGAGTTATTGGCGTGCGTGCTAAATAATGCCCTAAAACCGTGTGTGGTCATCTTGCCCGCAAATCCTGCGCGTTTAATCGCAGCTAAAGGCGTCTCTACAGGCATGGGCTTGGCTAGGTTGGTGCGGTTGATAAAAACATACTCATCGCTTTTTCTGCGTTCATACAGCCACTTAAACAATTCAAGCGGTTGGCTGGCGAGTGGTATCATGTGTTCTTTACGCATTTTCATTCTATGCGCTGGTATCAGCCATATTCCTTTTTCTAAGTCTATCTCATCCCATTTTGCGTTTGCTAATTCGTTTGGTCGTACTGCCAAGTAATTGTATAAAGCTAAAGCAATACGCACTTCGTTAGTAATTTCAGTTTGATTGACGGTTGCCCAAAACTTTGGCATTTGCTCAAACGGCAAACAAGCCATATTTGTGACGGTATGCTCAGGTATCATCTTTTCGACAAGATGACAGGGGTTTGACTGGATATAATCTCGCACAATCGCATAGTCAAAAATCGCCTTGATATTTCGTAGTGCGCGATCAGCCGTCACTTTTTTCTGTTCAGCGACAATAGGCGCGATTTGGTCGGCAATGTCTTTGCGTGTGATATCGTATATCATGCGATGGCGTAAATTGTCAGTCACCAATCCAATGCGATACAAAACGGTATAGCGGTATTTCTCGCTCGTCCAAGCCTTGCTATAAAGCTCAATCCATTCATCAATGACTTCACCAAGCGTCACATCTTTGACGCCCATAATAGCTTGTTTGCGTTCTTTTTGGGCAAGTTCTCGTGCGTCTTTTAGCGATAGTGTAGGGTAAGTGCCTAGTTTTTTTCGTGTGCGTTTACCGTGTTTGATAAGCTCAAGCGTCCATGACTTTTTACCAGTGGGCATAACGTCTATAGACAATCCCTCACCGTCTGATTTTGAGTAGCGTTTTTCTTGTGGTTTGAGTGCTTTAACTTGGGAGTCTGAGAGTGGCATGATGGCAGGCTAATAGTAAATTGTGTGTGTTTTCGTGTGTGGCGTGTGTGCAATATTAGCTTGATAAAACGTGTTCGTAAAGTATCGGACTATTTTATATATGACCGTTTATGATTGTTATAAGCAATAAAAAACCCTTGCAAACACTGGCTTACAAGGGTTTTTATGATTGTTTAATATCGGTTATGATTTTTTGTAACCGATTATGATTATTGATATATGGTGGAGATGGCGGGAGTTGAACCCGCGTCCGCCAGCACTACGCCCATGACTCTACATGTTTAGATTCTGT